GTAAGCCTCGGCACGCAGCCGGGCGCCGTCGAATCCGGACTGCTTAAGCAGCCATTCGGCGCGCTGCACCGCATCGAGTAATTCGTTCTGGATGTCGCGCAGCTCATCGATCAGCAGGGCCTGCTCCGGGCTATTGGGGTGGTGGTGGCTCATCGCGGTGCTCCTTTAAAAGCGTGTGTCGATGGGTCCATTCACGCTCTGTTCGCCCCAGAAGCCAAGCGGGTTCTGCTTATTTTTTGAACAATTTTTCAGCGGGGGTGACGAGTGCTGGACACTGTTGAATCCCTCGTCGAATCGGCCTGGAAACGGGGCCTGGCACCCGATCCCATCCTCACCGTCGATGACTGGGCCAACCGCCACCGGATGCTCTCGTCGGTGGCCTCCGCCGAGCCCGGTCGCTGGTTGACCAGCCGCACGCCGTATCTCAAGGCGGTGATGGAAACGCTGTCGGCCACCTCGCGCGTGGAGCGTGTGGTGCTGATGGCTGGGGCGCAGATTGGCAAGACCGAAGCGGGACTCAACTGGCTGGGCTACGTGATTCACCACGCCCCGGGGCCGATGCTCCTGGTGCAGCCCACGGTGGAAGGCGCCAAGCGCGTCTCCAAGCAGCGGGTGGATGCCCTGATCGAAGCCAGCCCCGAACTGGCCGGTCGGGTGAAGGACCCGAGAAGCCGGGATTCCGGCAATACCCAGCTGATGAAGGAGTTCCCCGGTGGCGTGCTGATCATGACCGGCGCCAACTCGGCGGTGGGCCTGCGCTCGATGCCGGTGCGCTACCTGTTTCTCGATGAGGTCGATGGTTATCCGGGCGATGCCGACGGTGAAGGCGATCCGGTGGCTCTGGCGGTGCAGCGCGCGGCCACCTTCGTCAATCGCAAGGTCTATCTGTGCTCAACGCCGACGCTGAAAGGCTTCTCGCGGATCGAGGCGGCGTATCTGGAAAGTGACCAGCGGGTGTTCGAGGTGCCCTGCGATCACTGCGGGACGCACAGCCAGATTCAGTGGCGCGACATCAAGTGGCCGACCGGCAAGATGAGTGATGCCGCCTGGCACTGCCCGCACTGCGAAGGTGTCCATCCCGAGTACCGTAAACCGGCGCTGCTCGCCAATGGTCGATGGACCGCCAAGGCCGAGGGCGATGGCAAGACGGTGGGCTTCCATCTGTCGAGTCTCTACAGCCCGTGGCTGACCTGGGGTGAGATCGCCCAGGAGCACCACGCCGCCAAGGACGACCCGGTCCGGTTGAAGGTTTGGGTGAACACCAAACTGGCCGAGACCTGGGAAGACCGGGAGGGGGAGACCTTGGATGCCGAAGGCCTGATGGAACGCCGTGAAGCCTACGGGCCAGCCATCCCTGCCGAGGTGGCCCTGCTCACCTGCGGCATCGACGTGCAGGACGACCGGCTGGAGCTGGAAGTGGTCGGCTGGGGCCGGGATGAGGAATCCTGGTCAGTGGACTACAAAGTGCTGTGGGGAGACCCGTCAGCACCGGACACCTGGTCGCAGCTCGATGCGTATCTCACCAACCGCTTCGAGCACGAGACGCTGGCCAGCGGGCTGACCATCGAAGCCGCGTGTCTGGACACCGGTGGTCACCACACCTTGGCGGCCTATGCCTTCTGCAAGGGGCGGGAGCGCAAACGCATCTGGGCGATCAAGGGTGGCTCGGGCAAACGGCCGATCTGGCCCAAGCGCCCGAGCAAGGCCAACAAGGGCAAGGTCAATCTCTTCACCGTTGGGGTGGATGCGGCCAAGGAGGCGATCTATGCGCGGCTCAAGAAGGAGGCTGGCGCTGGGGCGATGCATTTCCCGCTGGACCGCGATGCGCAGTATTTCGAGCAGCTGACTGCCGAGCGGATTCGCACCCGGTATGTGAAAGGCTTTCCGCAGCGCTTCTGGTGGAAGCCCGATGGCCGGCGCAACGAAGCGCTGGACTGCCGGGTGTACGCCTACGCCGCGCTGCACGGCCTGTTGTCGATGGGGCTGAACCTGAACAAGCGGGCAGATGCCTTGCCGCCCGTACCCGCCCATCGCAAGCCGGCCAGCAACGCCACCCCCGTGGCGGTACCGATGAGCGCCAGCCCGCGCCGTCGCCGTATGGCCATTTCTTCCAACTACCTCTGATACCGCCAGCCTCCCGCTGGCTGGGAGTGCTGTCCATGACCCTCGAACAATTGAAGGCTCAGCGGGAAGCCCTGCAGGCCGCGCGCTTCAATGGCGTGCTCACTGTGAAGGCCGGCGACAAATGGGTGACCTACAAGTCGGACGCCGAACTGCAGTCGGCCCTGGGTGACCTGGAGCGTGAGATCGCCAAGGCGGAAGGCCGCCCGCGTGCCCGACGCATCCGCACCTATGCTGGGAAGGGTCTGTGATGGGGATGCTCAAGAACCTGCGCCGCAAGGTCGGTGCCATGGTGGGTGGCTTCGAGGGGGGCTTGTCTGCCCGACGCCTCAAGACCTTCGCGGCCAGCCGTGCCCATGTCAACACCCTGATCCAGGCGGCTGGCGCCGACATGACTGCGCGTGCCCGCTACCTCATCCGCAACAACGGCTATGCCGCCAATGCCGTGGAGTCCTGGGCCGGTAATGCGGTGGGCACCGGCATCAAACCATCGTCGGGCATTGCCGATGCGGTGCTCAAGGATCGGGTGCAACGCCTGTGGCTGCGCTGGACCGATGAGTCGGATGCCGAAGGGCTGACCGACTTTTATGGACAGCAACGCCGCGCCGCGCGGGAATTGTTCATCGCCGGCGAGGTGTTTTTTCGGATTCGGCCGCGCAGGCCCGAGGACGGCCTGTCGGTCCCGCTGCAGTTGCAGATGCTGCCAGCCGAAATGCTGCCCTTGAACCACAACCAGCTGCTGGAGAACGGCCACCGCATTCGCCAAGGCATCGAGTTCGACCGCATTGGTCGTCGCGTCGCTTACCACTTCCTGCGCCGCCACCCGGGCGACATCACCGATCCGGGATTGGCCGGCGAAACGGTCCGGGTGCCGGCCGAGTCGGTACTGCACATCGTTGATCCGGTCGATGCCGGGCAACTGCGCGGCGTCTCGCGCTTCTCACCGGCGCTGGTGAAGCTGTTTCTGCTCGACCAGTACGACGACGCAGAGCTCGACCGCAAGAAGGTCGCGGCGATGTTCGTCGGCTTTGTGCGTCGGCCCGAGCGCGACTTCGACAACGGTGGCGAAACTGACGACCGGGGCGAACCGCTGCTGCCGCTCGAACCTGGCCAGCTCCAAATCCTGGACGACGGCGAGGACATCACCTTCTCGACGCCGGCCGATGTCGGGGGCAACTACGAGAGCTTCCAGTACCGAACCCTGCTGCAGGTGGCTGCCGCGCTGGGCTTGCCTTACGCGAACCTGTCGGCTGATATGTTGAAGGCCAACTACTCCAACACCCGAGCGGCGCTCTTGGAGTTTCGCCGTCGCATCGAAGCCTTTCAGCATTCGGTGCTGGTTTTTCAGCTGTGCCGGGCGGTGTGGGCGCGCTGGATGGACACAGCGGTGCTCTCTGGCGCCTTGGATCTCGCGGACTATGAACAACGCCGCGCCGACTACCTCGATTGCAGCTGGCTGCCACCGCGCTGGGACTGGGTCGATCCCCTGAAAGACATCCGCGCCGAAATCAACGCCATCGAGGCCGGGCTCAAGTCGCGCACCCAGGCGATTGCCGAACGGGGCTTCGACGCAGCCATGGTCGATGCCGAGATCGCCGGGGACCACCGGCGCGAGGATAGCCTGGGGCTGCGCTTTGGGCGTGAGCCTGTGCCCCCGCCCTCGAACTGAGGAATTCCCATGACCGATTTGCCTTACCTGGCGTCCCGCCTGTACGGGACGCCGCTCCTCATTGCGCGCCCGAAACTCGAAGTGATCCTTGGGGTGGTGGCCAGAAAGATGGCGGGCAACACGCTCGCCACGCCACCGCCGGCCAGTATCGATGCCGGCATGAGCAGTGGCCTCCAGAACTTGGAGGGCATCGCCATCCTGCCGGTCCTCGGCACCCTGGTGCGTCGCTCTTCCTATATCGGCGCGGCCAGTGGCCTCACCAGCTATCACGACATCGAGGCCATGGCTGAAGCGGCCTTCGCCGACCCGATGGTCAAGGCCGTGCTCCTGGAGATCGACTCCAGCGGGGGCGAGGCCGGCGGCGTGTTCGATTTGGCGCAGCGCCTGCGCACCCTGGCACAGACCTCCCACAAACCGCTGTGGGCGATCGCCGATGAAACCGCGCTCTCAGCGGCCTATGCGATTGCCGCTGCCGCCGACCGGATATGGCTAACCCGCACCGCCGAGGTTGGCTCGATTGGTGTGGTGGCCGTCCACGTCGACGAATCAGCGGCGGACGCCAAGGCAGGACTCAACTACACCTTCCTGCACGCCGGTGCCCACAAGGTCGATGGCCATCCGCACGCGCCGCTGTCGGCGCCAGTCGCTGCCGACATCCAGGCCGACATCGATCAGTTGCACGAGCAGTTCATCAGCCTGGTCGCCGGGTTTCGGCGTCTGACACCCGAAGCGATTCGTGACACCGAAGCCCGCGTCTATCGCGGTGAGGCGGCCATTCAGGCTGGTCTGGCTGACCAGATTGGAACCCGCGCTGAAGCGATCACGGCCCTGCAACGCAAGCTGGCGATGTCTGCGGGTCGCAGCCTGCGCAACAAGGCCGCCGCACTGTCGGCATCCCGTACTACTTCTTCCCCACAGGAGATATCCATGAATGATCAAAGCACTGTCTCGCCGGTGGACGACACCCAAGAGAACACAGCCCCGACCCCGGCGCAGTCACCGCAAACCCCGCCGCCACTCGACGAAGCGGCCATCACCGCCCAAGTCGAGCAGCGCCTGCGACGCCAACTCGCCGAGATCACCGAAATCGCTGCCCAGGCCAAACGCCTCGGTGTCACCGTCGATCCCGCGCAGGCCCTGGCGCGTGGTGTCACCCCGGATGCGCTGCGCCAAACAGTGTTGCAGCAGGCCGCTGAACGGGATGTAGCGCAAGACATCGTGGCGCAGGCACCCGCGCAACCTCAAACCAAACCCCAATCCGTCGCTGACAGCCCCTTGGTCAAAGCGGCCCAAGCCTATGGAG